ATTGTAATTAGCACTATTACTTTGAACTGTAGAATATGTATTATTGTAATTAGAAGCACTTAAATTATAAGCAGTAGAATAAGCATAAGCAGTATTCCAATTAGCAGAATTAGAATTTACAGTAGTTGTTGTATTATTGTAATTAGCACTATTACTTTGAACTGTAGAATATGTATTATTGTAATTAGAAGCACTTAGATTATAAGCAGTAGCGTATGTATAAGCAGTATTCCAATTGGCTGAATTTCCTCCTGAACTATAAAATACATTATTTGATGATATAACCCCATTAACTGTTACTGATTGTGCTGATAAACCATTTGTGTTTATTGTGCCTTGAGAACTTAAATTATTAACGTATGTAAAATTATCTTGGGATGCACTTAGATTAGAACCGATAATAAAAGTATTATTAAATCCTGTATTATTTGCAGAACCACCAAGAACGAAAGAATTTGGTGAGGATATATTGTTATTCGATCCACCAAAAATACTAGAACTTAAACTTGTGGTATTATTATTAGTTCCTGCTACAATATTTCCAGCAACTACTAATTTTGCTTGTGGTGATGCAGAAACACCTATACCAACACAAGCAGGAGAAGCATTATGTCCATCTACCCAAAGTGCAATTCCATTATTATCATCATAAGAAACCATAATAGGTTGATTTCCAGTTTGGGTTACTGTTAATGCTGGTCCTACTCCCGCGTTATTGATTGTCATAGAACTCATTACTTGAACAACCGTATCCAAATATGTAAGTGATCCTAATGTGCTTAAATTTCCAGTGATCGTCACATCTCCGTTAACTTTTAGTGGTGATGATATTTGTGGTGATATATTGTTTACAGTAAGTGAATTTGTGATATATGCAGAATCCAATACTGATAATGTAGTTGTTGTTGTATTATCAGAAGAACTTACATTCCCATACACTGTAAGCTCGACATTTGGAGTTGCAGTATTTACACCAACATTACCAGAAAAAGTTGCGGCATATGCAGAAGTTTGATAGGTAGAAGCACTTAAACTTCCATGCAATACAAAATCCCCTTGGAATGGAGAATTTGGAGAGGCAATAGGATCATGCGAACTATCAGGGAATCTAGGGTCTAAACTTGATAACGTATGATGGTTGTGCCTATGAAATTTATTATGTAAACGAGAACTCATATTATTATTTAACCAATTACGGAAGATTCGCCACAATTAAAATAAAATGTTGACAGAATCGAAGTTTTGTGGTTTAATACTCTCATGAATAAACCAGAATACGTAATTATTGATACTAAAGAAACAAAAATTCTCAAATCAGAGAATTACAATTTCGTTTTTAATAAGAAGAATGGATATTTTTCTCGTTGGGGTAAAACTGAAGATGAAGACCCTGATTTTTGTCCTTGGGGTCCAGAAATTTTAGATATCGAAGTTTCAACTATATGTAATGGTATTCCCAATAAACAAGGTATTGAATCTCCATGTTCTTTCTGTTATAAGTCAAATACTAAAGTTGGCAAAAACATGACTTTGGATACTTTTAAGAAGATTTTGGATAATATGCCAAAAACTTTAACACAGATAGCATTTGGAGCCGATGCAACAGGTCTTTCCAATCCAGATTTATTTGATATGATGGATTATTGCCGAGAAAAAGATGTGGTTCCTAATATCACAGTGGCTAATATCACTGATGAAACTGCGGATAAACTTGCAAAATATTGTGGGGCTGTGGCGGTGAGTCGTTATGCGAATAAGGATGTCTGCTATGACTCTGTAAAGCGTCTTACTGACCGTGGTATGACTCAAGTGAACATTCATTTTTGTATTATGGAATCTACTTTTGAACAAGCAATTGAAACCTTTGAGGATACAAAAATGGATTCAAGATTGGAAAAATTGAATGCAGTAGTATTACTTTCTTTGAAACAAGCTGGTAGAGGAGTTAAATACAATACACTATCACCAGAGAAGTTTGAAACTTTGGTTCAATATGCGCTCCAGAACAAAATAAATATTGGGTTTGATAGTTGTAGTGCATATAAATTTCTTAATGCGGTAAAAGACCATCCAAATTTTGAATTGTTTAAACCTCTTAGCGAATCATGCGAATCAAATTTATTTAGTTCTTTTATTGATGTTAATGGATTTTTCTCTGCATGTTCATTCACTCCTAATTGTAGTTTTAGATTGGATGCGGTAAACAACAAATTTGTAGATTTGTGGAATTCTCCAGAAACACAAGGATGGAGAACTCGACTGCTAAATACTGCTAAAAATAATTGTTTGGGATGCAGAGAATGTCCAATCTATAAAATTTAATATTGGGATGTTGTGGTAATATTCCAATAAGCTAAACAAAAATAAAATTATGAATTATCAAATAGATATTACAGTTGGTGAAAATTGGAGTGAATTTGCGAATACACATCAGAGAGAACATGCACGAAAAATTGCGGATATGTTACTCAAGGATAATTATGTAGTTCGAATCTCTAAAATTAATTCTGTTCTTGAATTTGGTGCGGTGGAATACCGTTCTTTTAAACTTACAAAAATCTAAAGTCACTTCTTTAAAAGATAAACTTTAGGTTTTAGGTTAAATTCTTCATTCACTGACGAGCACCTTTTAGATTTCTCTAAAATGAACTTCTCATCTCCAGAAGCGTTAATTCCCGAAGAACTTTCGGTATAATAATTCTTTAAATTAATAGCTGCATTCAAATCTCTATCTGTTGTAGTTCCATCTTCATGATAAATGACTCTATCACTTAGTTTTAGATTTGAATTTACAATTTTTGATTTCCAATCCATCTTAGATGAAGGAAAGAATCTATTTGCTACTATAATTGTTCGGTTACTCCATTTAGCTTTATAAATCAATTGTCTTCTAAATTCATAGAATCCAACATCACTGATTGCTTGGGATAACTTGTGGTTCTTCATCATATTAGAGACTGCTAAATCTTCTATTACTATCACTTGGTTCTCGTTGATAATCTTAGTTGTCACTTTATGTAAACAGTCTTTTCTAATAGATGATATTTTATAATGTAGTTTTGCTAACTTTTTCTTTTGTTTTCCATAGTTTTTACTTTTCTTTGTTTTTCTGCTTAACTTACGTTGTTGATGTTTTAACTTCTTCAGGTTCTTCCTTAAAGCTTTTGGATTCTCATACACGGTTCCATCTGAACAAGTAGCCAATGTTTTAATCCCTAAATCGACTCCTATTACAGCGTTAATGGGGTTAGGTGTCTCTGTAGAGTATTCTTCCACTTGAATTGAAACAAACCACTTAGACGCATGTAACGACACTGTAGCAGAAAAAATTTTAACATTCGATGGAATGTAACCAGACTCTTTCAATTTAATTTTACCCAAGTTGGGTAGTTGAATATGACGATTCGATACTTTTATAGTTCCAGTCAATCTAAACGATTGTTTATCGCTATGTTTTGATTTGAACTTCGGAAATCCTTTGGCTTTGGACCCTTTTTTACAACGAGTAAAGAAATTCGAGAACGCTTTATCTAAGTCTCTAAGAGCTTCTTGTGGACTACATTTTGATGATTCATACATCCAAGGAACTTCTGTTTTCTTTAGTTTGTTTAGTTCACGATGTAAAAAGATAGCATTTGGGGATTTTTCATTCTTAGCATATGTTTCTATTTTCTGCGCCAGTCCCCAATTATAAGCCCATCTAGCGGAACCAACGTTTTGTTTAAGCTTGGTCACTTGAACATTATTTGGGGCTAATTCTATTTTATACGCTTTTAATATCTTCTCCACTAATACTATTTATCTCTATTTGTTTATTTTTCGTTAAATTATTCGGATTTATTTTATATTGGTGAATCGCTCTGCAAGAGGATGAACAAAATGTTGGCTTATACCCTTCTACATAAGAAGAGTATGATATTGGCTTACTACATTCTTTACACATTTTAGGGTTCAACTCATACGCAATTTGTTTCTTTGTTTTGAAACGAGATTTGGAGTGAGATTTCCTGTGACCCCCTAAAGCATTACCAGAACCAAATTCTTTATTACATTCATTACACTTATGCACATTCCTATTTATTGACTATTTTCAGCTAATCAAATCTAAAACTTCTTAGAAATCTTTAGATTTTTGTATGTTTATAGTCAACAGTTGCCTACCCTGATGGGAGAATTGTAACCCCGAATGTATTAGTAGATGAATTGGAAAGAACGGATACAGGAACATTTCGCATGATTAATAATATAGAAGCAGTGCGTGAGATGGGGAAAAACAGCACAAAATTTGATAGACAACTTATCTGATGAATATAAAATCTGATATTAAACGATTAGAATTGATTTATGATCAATCCAAATCAACAACTACTGATTTTCTTTTACAAGAAGATATTAGTAATTTTGATTGGGAGAAATTTTGGAATTATTATATCATATGCGAACAAAATTATTACCCATTATATGAATCATTTGAATCTATATCAAGAACCGAGAATAATGATACATATAAGGTAATTGCAACAAATGGAGCAGAATTTTTAGTTTATGTGAATTACCTCAAACCATCTGATCTTGATAATCGAATTATTAATGCATATGTATCAGATTTAAAAGATAGAAATACCATTAAGGAATTACAACATACTTTAGAAAAAACAAAACTTCCTGTATTGAATGTGAATTTTAAAGATTCAGAAGATAATGTGAAAATTACTGGAAAACTTGGGAATTATTCTTTTTCAGTAATGGATGGAATTAAAGATTCAGTTGGAAATAGTTTATATAATAGAAATGAAATATCTCCTGATGTAATATATTTCATTGTTAAAGAGAAGAAAAAGGTAGAATTTTTTCGGAAAGTTTTTAAAAATATGTTCGGAAAACTTGATGGATTGTATGTAGATGATTCAAATAATGGAAATTTTATAGTTTACTTTTTTAATACAAATCTATGATAAAACCCGCAAAAGAACTTAAACATGTTACCAATCTAGATATTATTGGTGAAGCAATTGAAGAAGCGAATAAAAATGGCAAAAAATATCTAGATTTGTATGGATGTAGATATTTTGAAGATGGAACAGTATATGATAGAAGTTTCAAGTATAATGATGATGATATAGAAGCATTGGAGAAATTAGGATATATGATTTCCATAGCACATGAAAGGAAATATTATACAGGAATGTGGTGGTGGAAGAAAAACAATTTCATATTTCGTTACCATACCATTCGTTGGGATTAAAAATGTTGACAACCAAGAAAATTATAGTAAAATACAAAAATGAAAACAAGAACAGGATTTGTAAGTAATAGTTCATCCAGCAGCTTTATAGTATTGAACAACCATGATATATTCAATATTGAAGATGTATTAACGGAGGATCAAAAGAAATTAGTTAAAAACTTCGGATTTAAAGAAACTTCCTCCATTGGATTAGAGGATATTTATGCTGAAACTTACGAAAATTCTCAAGTGAATTATTATATAGATGTGATTTGTAATCAAGATGAAGTTATATATTTCTTATTGAAAAACAATCTCCCATTTATTGCAAGCGTTCATTACGGAGATGAAACTTATCGATATTTTAAGGATTCCGAAAATATTTATGTGACGGAAAACATTAGTAAGAGTTTAGAATACGGAAAAGAAGAAACCATAAAAAGAATGTTGACAGAATCTATGCAAAAGGTTAGAATAATCAACGTGAAAGAATATATTAAAAACGAAGAAAAATACCACAGAAATGAAAACAAGAACAGGATTTGTAAGTAATAGTTCATCCAGTAGCTTTATTATCATAGGAAATCGTATTGAACTTCCTATGCCATTTAGAGAAGGAATTACATGTAAAGGGGATTTTCTATGTAACGGATATGATGTATTTCCATTAACTAAAGAAATTCATGTGAGATTTCTAAAAACCAATAATGAATATAATCTAAGAAATCGTATTGAGTTTATCGAAGGGGAATTGTATAATACTGATGATGAGGATGCTTTTTTTAAAAAGGATGATATTCCTTCTGAAGAATTTGAAATTATGTCTGTTGAAGTTGATTATCATGGGACAAAAGATGTTAATGATTTTGTAGAACGATACGAGAACAATATTGGATATTATTAAAATATGAAAACAAGAACAGGATTTGTAAGTAACAGTTCGTCAAGTAGCTTTATCATAAGAAGTGGTGTAGTATTTGATTCAGTATTGGATGTAGCTGAATACATGATACATCGGCGTGGATGGAAAGATGATGCAGAAGTTCTAGAGAAAATAATTCATCTTAAAATAGAAAAATCTGATCTTACTGCGGTTTGTTTCAGTTCTTGTAATTATGATACTTATATTGTTAAAGATGAAAATGGTGTATTTTTGATTGCTACAAGTAATAATCATGAATGGGATTTATATGATTTTGCGACATGGACAGAAGATGATCCTAGGTTTTATGATCTACAGGAATCCCATCTATTTTATCATTTGGAATATGACAAAATCGGTCGTAAAGTAGCATTTAATGAAATAAAAGATTCATGGTGTGTGGATTGTTTCACGGATATATGGAAAATTGATGGTGAATATAGATGTCCAGAATGCAACAAATTAATTAAAAAATAAAATATGAAAACAAGAACAGGATTCGTAAGTAACAGTTCGTCAAGTAGTTTTGTTATTGGAATAGGAAGAGTAGTTAGCGAAAAAAAATTAAGAGGGGTTTTAGCTGAAAATGGAGTTGATATCGTTAATAATCATTCTGCTAATATTTTAACAGTAGATGAAATTAAATCGAATCATTATTATATTGCAAAAACTACTGGAAATACTATAACTGTTGATTCATTCCAAGATTCTATAACATTCAAAGTTAGAAATAAAGATGATAAATTTCTAATCGTCAATTATATCGGTGATGAAGGTGATTATAGTTTCGAAGATGAAGACGGAGAATTGGATTACGGCAGTTTCAATTCAGATATGTTACCTTCTGATATTTTAACATTAGTAGATGCGTTAAATCATCCTAGTTTAGGGATTGATAATAATACATCAATAGTTAACATTGGAGCAGGAAGAAATGGATAATGTAATTATACAAGCAATAGGATATCAATTATTAATTTATGCTGTTGTATTAATAATAGGAGCAATATTAGGAAAAATTGTAAAAGGTAAATGGTTTAAATTTGATTAAAATATGAAAACAAGAACAGGATTTGTAAGTAATAGTTCATCCAGTAGCTTTGTAATAGTAGCAACGGACGAAATTATAAAAAGTGCCAAAAACAATCTTACTAAATTTGGAATTGCGGTAGTAGAACATACTTGCAATTTCAAAAACGTTAACATTTTTGGAACAGAAGCAAAAGTAGCACACGGTACGATATATAGTGATGAATTTGCTGAACATATAGTTTCCCAAGAATTAGAAAACTCTGAAAAAACTGGAGATGATGAATACTACGATATGTGCAATGCAGCAATATCTCAATGGGAAAAATTTAAAACTGAAATATCAAAAGCAAAAGGTTACGTAGGAGAAACGGATAATTAATATGTTTGATCATTATTCAACTCATAAATATTCAACCTCATCATATTCTAATAGTGATGTGACGGTAACAGAAAACCGCGCACCAACAGATAAATCCATTGAAATTCTTCGAGAGATGGAAGAAAAAATTCTGAAGGATATCGTATCTGCTGTGAAATTAGAATCAAATATTTTTAATGCATCATGGCATATCATTCAAAACCGTCTATCTTTTGGATACGATTTAATTTGTCGATTTGAATTGAACGGCAAAGAATACGAGAATATCACTAAAATAGAAAATGGTAGTTGTCGTAATATGGAAGATGCGAGAGCTATAGTGCAGAAAGTTCAAAAATCTATTACAGAAAAATTAGCGGAAATTATCACCATAGATTTAATAGAACAAAAAGGTAAAGAGTTGTTTCCTCAAAGATTCTAATATGATTCACGAACTAAAAATTTGGCCTGAATATTTCCAACGAGTCGCAGAAGGTATTAAAACTTTTGAAATACGGAAAAACGATAGAAATTTTAAAGTTGGTGATATCTTATTATTAAAAGAATATAAACCAACAGAAGAAACATATACAGGAAGAGAATTCACAGTAGAAATAACGTATGTTTTAGATTATTTTAATAACGGTTATGTGGTAATGTCGATAAAACCTTGGAGGATCAAACCATGCTAATGTCCGACTTTATAAAAATCTTCATAAACGCTCTTAGTTAATCCAAAATCCACTAATACTACAGCAGGTTCACCATCTCTTATAACTTCTCCGTATGATGAAATTCTATCTAAATCTCCAACAATCATATCATAATCAAATATTAGATTAGTTAGATTTATCAAAAAATTATTATCATCCAATTTTTTCATAACTTCAGGAGAAAGTTTAATTCCATATTTTTCTCCTCTCTTTGTATTTATATAATCTTTTATTATTTTTATATCAATTCCAGTTATTTGTTTGAATCTGCTTGGTGATATTTTCTTAGCGAATTCCATTTCTACATAATAATCCTTTGGATCAGCTTCAAAAGTTTTCGCACAAATATCGTAAGAATCTAGATAATATTCACTTTCTACGCTATTCTGTGCCAAACCTTTACGATTTTTCGCAATCTTTAATACCTTTTCATCATCAACTTTATATACTACTCTTGCACTTCCGCTTGCAATTTTCTGTAATCTTTCATTTGCATATCTCAACTTTCCCGCATAACTCTTAATATTTTCAAACTCAGGAAATCTAAAAGAACTTGGATACGCCATTTCTTGTATGTATTGATCAAACTTGTTCATTAATACTATTTATACATTCTAACGATAAATAATAATATGACATTCAAAGAGTATAGTGAAGAAAAACATCCTCCAATAGATTTTGCAACATTAAGAGCACAATCCCTTCAAGATAATTCAAAAAGGAAATTCTGTGTGCAATTCGTCGATTATTACAAAAATTACGTAAAAGATTATACTGAAGCAAATAATCTAAAAACTGCGCTAATCAATGTAATATCAAAAGCATTTAACGAAAAAAAGATCGTAGGATGTCCAACAATCGGTAGAGCAATCAGCGTAATAACTAAAAATCCTACCAACTTCGAAGCTAAAGTAACTGACCTAAAACATAATATATCTTTCAAGGATTCAAAACTTAAAAGAGCACTAGATAAACATTAAATCCTAACTGGTGCTTTGGTAACTGTATAATTTCCTTTCACAATAACTTTTGATACTTGTTTCGATGTTATATTATCACTAGTTTTTTCTACATCCGCTAACATATATCCAACATTCTCAAATAATGGTTGTTTTATATTATGCGTCAATAAAACCCCAATTTTTTCTCCAAGATATAAATCAATTCCCTTCTCTAATTCATTAATAGCAGTAGAAGGAGAATCAATTACTATATTCGTTATTCTCTGGTTGTCAAGAATTAAATCAAAATCAATCGCATCCATCTCGAAGTCATAATTTAACAATAACTCAATAGTATGATATAAACTATGATCAGAACTACTCTCATAAATCAGTTCATAAGTATTTGACAACTTTTGATGATCAATATTCATTTTACTTTTTATATTCTTTGATTATCTCATTAAAGGTATTCTGGAACTTCTTACGACGATTTGTAAGAACTTCAGATTCTTTAACAGGTTCTTCTATAGATTCTGTAATAGGATTTGATGATTTATATACTTCTACTGCTGCCATATAAATATCGCCTAAGTTATTAATGTCTTTTTTAGAGTGTTTCATATGATTAAACTTGTACTGATGGGAGCAACCTCATTATTCTTGCTAAATTCTTTGCTTGTGCAACACTTGAGCAAGGGTATTTTTTACCATCTACTGATAATACAAATGGGTGGGTAGCAAGCGATTCAGTATTGCGACAAATTAGTGCATTAGGCTTATCTTTATTTTCGTGGATAGAACCATTTATAATATCAGCTTTCATTTTCTCGAATGTATGTGCAGAGTCGTCCCTGTCACTAGTGTAGTAGGTTTTATCTTCGTTATATTTAGGTTTCCCATCAACGATATCATACCATTTAATTACGTATTCTCCGGTGTCTGGTTTCTTAGTTAATGAAATCTTAACATCTCCTGCGGAATACGACATAATCGCTTCTTGTAACATTCCTGTATACATTTCACTAAGTTGTTGTAAATCATTCTTTTTCATGCTCATACTATTATTTAATGAAATTTGTAAAGTTTTCAATAATAGTATAAATAATACTAATGAATTTCGAAAATTTAGTAATGTTTTATCTGGAAGAAAAAGAATCACAAACAGATTCGAAAGAGTTTAAGGCGTGGTTTGGTAATTCTAAAGTAATAGATAAACATGGCAATCCACTTAAAGTATATAAAGGTATGTATCCATTTCATCCTGATACTAATGAACCACTATATTCGATTGATAGGCAATCTGAGTTTCCCACGTTTGATTCTAATGACAAAAAAGGAGTGAAAATATCAGGATTTTTCACTGATGATCCTGTAGTTGCACAGAAATTTTGCTATAGTAAATCATGTGCAATATTTCCAGTATATTTAAGCTTACAAAATCCTTATATAATTGATGCTAAAGGTGAATTTGCAGGAAAAATACAATTCGGTACCACTGGAAAACCATTTAGAGATGCGATTAATAGTGGAAAATATGATAGTGTGATTATTAAAAACACTAAAGATGAAGGAAATGTATATATAACATTAAAAGCAAATCAGAGTAAGAGTGCTATCGGAAATATTGGAAAATTTGATATTAACAGCCCAAATCTCCATGAAAACAAAGAAGTTGAATTTGGAGATAGTAAGATACAACAAGTGGTTTATCATGGAACTGGAAAATCTTTTAGGAAATTCAATCTAAAACATACTACGCAAAATATTATATGGTTCACAAATAATAGAAAAGCAATCGAATCAGGAGAAAGTGGAGCGCATGGAAAAGGATATATTCTAAGTTTGCTTGTAGATATTAAAAATCCTGCTGGTTGGGATGAATATGAGAAATTAGGGTTGGGACAATTAAGAAATCAAGGTTATGATGGAGTGATTTTGCCTAATGGTGATGAAACATATGATGGATTTGTTTTTTCTCCAAACCAAATAAAAATTATAAAAAAGGAAAAAATATGAAATTTGATGAACTAATAGAATCTTTATATGATAGTTTTCACAACGAAGCAACAGAAAATTATACTGAACATAAAACTTTAGTTGTTATAGATGTCCAAAAAGAATATCTAAATCATTTTAAATATTTCCTAAATGATTTTGTGGATGTTCTTAACAGATTTCAAGGCAACATTCTTTACTTCTTTAATGGTCCCGATTTAGGATTTGAAACTGAACAAGAAATGATATATTGGTTGTTTGATAATGGAGTTGAGGAAGATGTAATAAATAGGATTTCGTTCCGACCAAAGGTATATGCATTCTTTCGTAATTGGATGGATATGGGATTAGATCGAGATATACTAATAAAATGTATCCGATATATGGAATTGCATGGGAAAAATGATTCCAGAGATGTTACCGAAGAAGAATGGAGAAATTTGCTTGGAGAAGATTACGAAGATATTATAGAAAGAGATATGATCAACCTTCCTGATATCGACCTACAAGAATTAAAAAATATGCAGCCATTTTATCTTTGCGGTGGTGGAAGAAACGAATGTTTAGAAGAATTTCGAATTTTTCTGGATGCTTTTAACGTTCAATATCATATTATAGAGAAATTGGTTTATTAATTCTTACAACAAAAACCAGAAGAAATTAAAAGTTTTTGTTGACATTTCTACTGTCTTCGTGCATACTCCTAGCATGAATTTAAACCTAGAACAAAGCAGCGGATTACAGAGAGTGTCCAACATCATTGTTCCCGATATCTTCTTCCAGAGGATTAAAACTGGAGTGGAAGTGTTTGATGAACTTTTTGGTGGCGAAGGCATTATCCCTTGTTTGACCTTCACATTGGCTGCGGAGGCCGGGTCAGGAAAATCCACTCTACTTTTGCAACTTTTGAATATCTTGGATAAACAAGGCAAAAAGTGTGCATACGTTTCAGGAGAAGAAAGTGTATTCCAAGTCTCTTTTAGTAGCAAACGTCTTGGGGTTGATGTTCCTATTGCAAATATTCAAAACATTGATGATATTTGCAAACTTGTGGAAACTGAACATTTAGATTTTCTCATTATTGATTCTATTCCGTCTCTTACTACTACCGAAAAAATGAATAGTAGAAAGAAAGAAGAATATATATCGAATAAAATCGTGGAAACTGCAAAGAAATTTAATTGCGTCATTGGTTGTATCTTGCACATGACTAAAGCAGGAATGTATAAAGGCAGCACGATCCTTCCACATTCGGTGGACCTTACCTGTCTTATGCGGAAGGATGAATTTAATCTTTCTTATCGTAATTTAGAAGTTACCAAGAATCGTTTTGGTCGCCCTGTGGAACTTACGTTAGAAATGACTGAGGCTGGATTTGACCTTTCTCGTGCTATTGATGATGTTGCAATTGCCGCAGAACCAACTAAAAAATCCGCAGTAACCAGCAAAAAACCAAAGGAGTCTCGTATGGATATTTATAAGAGAGAAATGTTGGAAACTATGAGTAAAAACAACAACCAAATTACTCCTAATATGTTTTCTGTATGGTTTTGTGTGGGTATTCAAACTATTAACAATGTTTTGCGTAGTTTGATCTGCGAAGGTAAAGTGATCAAAACTGGCAGAGGAGAAAATACTGTCTGGAAAATTGTTAGTTGATTTCTAAATAACTCAAAATATAATACAAAAATGGATTACTATAATGATGAAGTGGATAGATTGGATTACCTATACAGATGCGTAGGAAATGAAGAGGAAAAAATGGAACAAGCACAATCTGATATTAGAGATTTGCAAGAAACCATACAAACTATGCAAGAAGATATAAACAACCTAAAAAACATATTTAAAACTATGATAGGTTCTGCTATAACTCTAACACTAACGGAAAGCGGATTATCTATTAAGAAGGAAATAGACCCAATCATAGAGAAAACACCAAAAGAATCTCGTATGGATATTTATAAGAGAGAAATGTTGGAAACTATGAGTAAAAACAACAACCAAATTACTCCTAATCTGTTCTCTGCATGGTTTTGCGTCGATATTAATATAATTAATAAAGTTCTAAGAGAATTAATCAAAGAAGGTAAAATAATTAAAGAAGGTCGAGGAGAAAATACTGTCTGGAAAATTGTATGAACTTATATCCTTGGGAGTATTTTAATTTGAAAACTCCGTCACCAATTAATAACATATATACATTCACCAAAGAATTAACTGGAGATAAATGTGAATGTGAGTATAGTATATTAAACGATGCTCCGATGTGGGTTAATATTCCGTTTCATAACAATATTATATACTATAATAACAAATATATGTTAGCAAAATATATGGTATATCACGAATATGCGCATATTTTATGTAACGATACAATTTATAAAAAATTCAATCCAGAGAACGCATCTAAAAAACTTATATTTCTTATCTTAGCAGAATATAATGCAATAAAAACTGCACTAAAATTGGCACATAAACATAAAGATACTGAATCTGTAATTGATACTATACTTTCAATATTTATTTATATGATATCATCGAAATATGATGAAAGAACTGAACATTACATAGCAAGAAAATGGTTACTATATGATTATGAATTCTTAAAAATAGTGAAGCAATATTATGATATAGAAACATTATTAAAATACGCTAATATATGGGAAAATATAATAGAAAAATCTCACAAGCAAAAACTTAAGAAATGTATTAATAAATTATCTTTGTATGATAAAATTGTTTTTAGATTGAATGTTTTTAAAAAATATGAATATTAGAATTTGATTTGTGATATATTTAAGATAAATTAATATATGAACCCAATAGATCAAGCATATATTAAAGGTATAGATTTTGCCATAACCCAAGTAGAAACAGCACTAAAAAACATTCTAACATATTCTAATTCTCCTTCTCTCGTTGGGTCTAAACTTTCTTTCCTTGAACCAGTGAGAGAAATAAAAAAAGCGTTTGAATCTGTATCAATTCCTTCTCCTTGTTGTTCTCCTGTTCCTATTGACACAACGGAATTGGATATTATTAAGGCAGAGAATACCAAACTTAAAGAGAAAAATGATGTATATTCTGCTCTTTGTGCGGATATTCTTCAAAATACAAAGGCTAAAAGAGTTCGGGAGCAAATTATCGCTGCCTTGATGCGAAATGAAGGCAAGATAATAGATCAATCAGAACCAAGTAATGATGAATTAGTGGAAAAAAATTAAAATAGTTCTTGCTTTCTGCCGAGGTTTCATGTAATATCCCCAACATGAAAACATTTACAGATTTAAAACCGAAAGATTTTGTATATTTGGTCAATACTAAAACTGGTGCATCCAAATTCACCAGCGTCGACCAAACATTCACTCCGATTGGGAATTTCTTCACTGTGGATTGTTTTTATAACTGTCGATTTAGGTTAATTGATGGAAAATGCTTAACTAAAGATAACGAAGATTTATGCATTCGTTTAATAGATGAGGAATCGAATAAAGCACATGCCGAATATCACGAACGGAAAGAACAAGAAGATAGAGAAAATGAATTAAAAAGACTTGCTAAAATCGAAGAATTGGAAAGACAGCATAAAGAAAAGTTAGATCGTGCAAATGCTTGGGTTAATAGCTTGACAAAAGAACAACAGGAATATATAGAATTTCTCATTGACGAAGCGCAAGCAAACGTTGAAATATATGCAGATTCAACTTGTATTCACTAAAAAATAACATATAATAAAACTAAAACTATTATGATTGAAATTATCTTCTTACTTATTGTCCTTTATTGTTTATATCGAATTTGGAATGATGGTTACTATGCTGCGGATGATATTGGATTCTGCTTATTCTTATCTATAGCAATGATATTCTTAACTAGTATGGTTGGATTTTTAGTATGTTTAATGCTCAACAACACAATAATTCCACCTATCGTAACTAAAATCGAGAATTGTGAACGTAAAATATATAGCCTTGGTAATCAACAGGAAATTAACGGTGCATTTTATCTAGGTGGTGGAATTATAAATAGCGTCGATTCTTATTATACATATGTAAAGAATTCTGATAATGGATTTGAACGTTGGAGTTTGCCTACCAATAACTCTATACTATACCAAGATGCAAACGAAAATCAAAGAATTGTATGGAAGAAATATCATTATACTACATCTAAATGGATTGCAATATATCCAAAAATAGAACAAATGGTGGATGGAACTTATAACTTCCACGTTCCTTCCACCACCATAATCCAAACATTTAAAGCGAACTAATATGTCAAATAAAACAATCAACGATCTTTTAGTAGAAGCAGATGATCTAGTGAAACAAAAGAAAACAGATCATATATACAAAGAAAAGTATCTACTAAAAAGTGAATTATTAAAACGTTTAGGTATCATAATCTCTACTGATGATATTATATACAATGATTTGAAAGAAACTCCTGATATTATTAATCAAGTTCCGTATTGTTATGATCCTCAAGAATTTAATAATGTTGCATTCTATCCATTGGAGAATATATATTTCACTATAGCGGAATATAGAAAACGTAGAATCCGAACGGGCGAAACTCTTCTTAAAGCAACATCATTTGCTGGAAATGATATTATATGTGATTATATAACTGATGCCACGGATATTAAAGATTTTATTAATAGAATAAAACACAGAAAAGAACTTAATGAACGCAAAGAATTACAAAAAGAAACCGAAATTACTCCTACCAGAAAATTTAAATGGTATGCAAAATTGCTATTTGGGTTGAATCCTTTTAAAAAATATGAATACTGAAACTGGAAACCTAATTAACTACGAAGAATTGTCAACTCTTCCTGAAATGGAACAAAATAAATATATTACTGTGAATCGTGACCTAACATTAAAAGAAAAAGCGGATAACCAAATTCGGCTTTATGCTCCTTGTGGTTGCGGTTCAGGAAAGAAATTTAAATTCTGTTGCAAATCCAAAAATTCCTAGTATAATAAAAACATGAAAAAAGAAATCCAACAACAAATCTTCGAGAAATACCCAAAAATATTCCGACAAACAAAATTACCAATGACGGAAACTTGTATGTGTTGGGGATTGGAAATCGGAAAAGGATGGAGTAAAATCATCGACCAACTTTGTGGATCAATTCAAAACATCATTGACAACCATAAACATAGCATTAAACTAAAAGAAGAAAAAACTGTTACTTATAATCGTGGTAATGGAGAAATTGTATCATACCAAGCTACTCATGATACAGTTCCAAACCCACAAGTAGAGTTTTCCCAGGTTAAAGAGAAATTCGGTGGATTGAGAGTATATACTGATGTTGTTTATCCTCCAAAAGAAACAACGGAAATGTTTGATGAAGATGTATTGCAAAAACATTTCAGAGATTTCCAATCAAATATAGATGGAATGATTAACTTTGCGGAATATATGGCTGCTAATACTTGCGAAATTTGTGGTAAAGATGGAACAATGTGCGTAAGAGGCGGTTGGTATAAAACTCTCTGTCCTGAATGCGCGAAACAAAACGAATATAAAACAACAAAAGAAATATAATATGGAAACAAAAGAAATTGGAAAAATTAAAGATGTATCATTTGGTTTCGGTGGATATCAGGATTGTATGCTTGGTATATCTTTTGGCCTTGGCTCAGATAAAAATGGCTGGTCAACTTGTTATTATAAAGGATTTTGGAATTCATCTATTGAAGTTAATGAACGAAGTGAATGGACAGAAGAAGATCGCAGAAAACAACATGCGGATACAATGGAATATATTGATAGTATTTTAACTGATGCAAAAGTGAGAGATATTAATAAATTGGTTGGTATTCCGGTTGAAGTCACATTTAAAAGTAATTCCATTAAATCTTTCCGAATCCTAACAGAAGCAATCTAAATGGAAAATATCCGAAAACTCACTAAAGAACAAAAAGAAAGACTCAGAAAGAACGCAGCAATCCTTGCCAAAAAAGTAAAAGACAAAGGATGGAAACCTTTATCTGAATGGGAAATCAACGAAAATATAAAACAAATTATCTCGATGAAACAGGAATAATAACCAAAGAAGAACAAAATAAATATGAAAATAGTAATTAATAACCAATACGGCGGATTCGGATTGTCAAATAAAGCAATTAAACGCTTGGCTGAACTACAAGGAAGAGAATGTTACTTCTTTAGTTATTCAGTTCCACCCACAAAATATGAATTAATACAATATGAAAATCTTCCTAATAATTCTTTTGCCTTTATTACAGCTTTTGATATTCCAAATCCAAACGAAATGCTATACCCCCTTAATTGGAACACACTAACATTAGAAGAAAAACAAGAATATAATAAAAGATATGATATACATTCTTTTAACGTAAGAGATATGGATAGACATGATCCTCTTTTAATCCAATTGGTAGAAGAACTTGGCGAAGAAGTAAATACCCGATATTCTAACTTACAAATAATTGAAATACCGGATGATGCAGATTACGTGATTGAAGAATATTACGGGTTAGAAAATATCGCGGAAAAATGCAGAAAATGGTATGCAAAATAAATCAAATTACAATATAGGTGATAAGATAATATTCAATGGAACTGATATATTCTGGTATGAGTTTGCGATAAGATTTGCAAATAAATATCTCAAAATTGGGGAAGTTTATACTATTGATAAAATCTTTCCAGCATCCTTCACTGGAATTACTCTTGAAGAATTTCCAAACGAACTCTTTAACTCTAACTGGTTCACAAAAATCTAATTTCTGATGTATTTTCGTTATGAATACAATTACTATAGAAAAACAAGCAAAATGTAAAGGCTGTGGAAATACTTCATGGCTAATCTTTGTTTCTTATATTCAATGCGAAAAATGTAAAAAACAATATAAAACTCCTCCTGATGTGAAAGCTTGTGATATTGTGAACCTAACAAACGATAACTACTAATATGGAACAATACAAAACAAATAGAACTGGATTGTATATTATGGTTGTTATTATCATCTTATGCGTTTGGAGTATTGAAGATAAAGTGGATGATGTTAACAAAAAATTGGATATCATTATGAAACATATGAATATTCCTACTATAGAAGAAGAAAAATTAATACGAAATAAGAAGATACCACAAAAACAAGATGGAGAAAATCACGACATTTGAATCTGAATACCCAACAGAAGCCGCTATCCTATCAGCACTATCCCATAATAAAGATAGAGAAATTATAGAATGGCGTTTTTATTCGGATGGTAATTGTATCGAAAAATCTACTTTTAAAAATATAAACAGAAACGATACTTGTCCATGCAAATCTTTAAAAAAATTCAAAAAATGTTGCATAAATTTCCAAAAGAAATAACATTATCAAAAGAAGATATCATTAAACTCACTAATAATATCTATGGAAGATATAGTTACTCTGATAAAGATATAGAAAGAATATCCAAACTTCCACCAGAAGAAATACAAACATTACAAGATTGGGTTGAAGATATGCCGAAATGTCAAAAAGATATATATTGACATTTATAGAAATTTGATATAATATACTCTTATGAAAATCATATACTCAAAAGAAGATATCGACCTTGCTATTGGACTCTATGGGACTTTTGGATATACTGAAAATGATGTGAAGAAAATAGCTGATCTTACAAGAGAAGAAAAAACAACCTTGAAATTCTGGATAGATGATAGAGAAGAATATATAAATCCAAAATATCAATACGTAATAGATAATTTTAGATATTAAATTTATTTTTTATATGGCTGTAAAAACATTTCTTCTCGTTTCTCTACATTTTTTAGTGATTTATATATAACAAGCCAGTTTCGCATTTCATGTATAATATCTCGTAATCTATCAAGATTTAATTTGCTACGAAGAATTGTATATATTTCTGCCCATTTCTTACTCTTATTGTTTTCCATTTCCATAAGCTCTGGATCATTTCGTAATAGCCGATATTCTATATTAGAACGATATCCTTCTTCGAATTCTTGTTCAAGTGTCCAACGATTTTCACCTTCTGTTGCTTCTATTAATTTTATCTTATCATCAACATTCACCAATGCCCTTCCATTTGGTTGTTGTGCTCGATGTGATAAATCGCCTATATGCTCTAATAAATGAACTAACATAGTTGGAGCACCATGCTTCTGATATCTATTGTAACATTTAACATTACAGATTCTGGTATTCCTCTTTGTGTATTTCCCGCCATTTCCGCTATCTTACCACAAACATTCCAATCCTTATTAATATATGCATCTATATACTCATTAACATCAACATAATTCTCCAGTAACATATAATATAAAATTTCAAATTTCATTCAATTATTTATCTGTATTATAAGATAAATATTATTATGCGATTTATAGAATTATGCGAAAAAATTTTAAGAGAAACAGAAGAAAGTTATAAAGGAGAACATACCGCACCAGATTCAGAAAGTGGCGTTCCTCTATATAACCTAGAATCTTACTATCCAAATATTTATTCTTCTGAAGGGATTCGACTCTATTCTAGTGGTTATCCTTCAATGGATTCACAAGCTATCGCAATTATAAACCATTGCAAAGGCAAACCAAATACTAAAGTTGCTGTTTATCGTGCAGTTCCTTCCCATCCAATAACGACAGAAAAGAAAATCCAAAGATATGAAGAACAAAAACGACATATTCTAAAAACTGGAAGAATCCCAAAAGATATAGATAATGGAAGTTGGGGAAATGCGAGTAGTTATTACGAATATATATCTGATCAAATCGAAAAATTAAAATCTCTTCCTTCTACCCAAGAAAAAGACTACGATATAAATTCTGGTGATTGGATTGCTATAACAAAAGAATACGCAAAACAACACGGCGAAAGTAATTTGAATAATAAATACAAAATTCTAAAAAGAACCGTTCCCGCGAAATATATATACAACGATGGTGATAGTATTCAAGAATGGGGATATCAACCAAAATAATTACTTTTTCCATAAATAGTTGAATGAGATTGAATGATGCATTATTATTAGAAAAATTATATACCAATAAGATACTTCTAAATGAAATATCGAAAAGTTACGTAGATGCCGTTAAAGATGCGGTATATGATAAAGAACTTCCATTCAATAACATATTCGGAGATAAATTAAGAATCGTTATACCTATTGCTGGCACTCAAACATATACAGAAATTCGAAAGGCAATAACCGCAATCCCAAATTACTCTGGATTCGACCCACAAAAAAAAGAAGTAATCAAAACAGTTAAACTCGACCCAAAATACGGTGGTGGAGAAAAAGAACAAAGAATAAACCTTGGAAAAGCAATTTCTTCTCTAAAATTACCGGAAGACCAAAAAAAGAAATACCTAAACTGGTTCGCTGCATTTAATTCTAATATCCCTGAAATAGAAGATTACCAAAAATATAGCATAGTAATATCAAGAAACCCTGTTGACGTATTAAGAATGTCGGATGCAGGAAATATACATTCTTGCCATTCACAAGGAGGTTCTTACTTCCATTGCGCAATACAAGAAGCAAAAACCGGAGGTCCAATAGCCTTCCTAGTCAATACAGAAGATATAGAACCACTCTCTGAAGAAGAATTACAAGATGATGAAATATTCGAAGATGATGAAAGAGACGTGAATGGTATTCATCCACTTGGTAGAATTAGAATACGCCGATACTTCAATACAGAAACCGAAGAGAGTATAGCAATTCCAGAAGTTCGTATTTATGGTTCAAGAATAGCAGGATTCTATGATACTGTAAAGGAATTCTTCAAAACACACCAAAGTAATTTAGACGCAACTACAATATATAAACAATTCCAAAATAGCGAATTAATAAGAACTGGTGGATCATATACAGACTCTAGTGATTCTGAACTGTTTAATACCATGTTCGATACTGATAAATTTAGAGGTAGCGTTGAACATGAAGAAAACGAAGAAGGTGCTGATAGAACAACACAATATGAACAAGAATTAGGCGAATTTCATAATCGTTTTTGTTCAGATTTACAACACTCTCATTGCGATTTTGAAGTTTTGGATGATGGCGGTGAAGTTTATTATAATGCTTGGGCGTATATAAAAATAAACATTGGAGATATTATACTAACAGATGAATTTGAATCTATTGAAATTACCGATCATTACGATATTCGATCCATACTAGATTATGATGCATCTTCTGAATATGCTTGGAAAAAAAGAATTCCATACGAATTTAATAACAACCCAAAAGAAATCCTAAAGTATAAACACTTCCTAGAACTATTTGAATTATATGATACTTCTGCTTTCGTAGCGGATGGCTTAGGAGGTATTCGATTCGAAGATAATACCAATATTATTTTGGATATTTACACTGATGATGAAATGGGACACAATACTGATGATTATGCATACTACTGCCGGAATGTATCGGAAATTGATGCAAAATATTCCAAAATTCGGTTCGCATTAATAAGAGCATTAGTCGAAAGCGGTTATACTGAAGAAAACGAAAATTCAGAAGATTTTAAAAGCATCGACACCGAAAAAGACAACATAAACCAATTAGAAGAATTTATAAATAGCTTGAAAAATTTCGAATATGACGAAAATAAACATAATTTCACTACTGATATATTCGTAATAAAAGCAAATGATAAAATCGAAAGAGCCTTCTATGATACTCAAGGAATGTTTGGTGGAACGCATAGAGGAGACGAAAAAACTGACATAGGAAAATTCTTCGAGAAATACCTAAAACTTCACTTCAAATTCTCCAAACCTGATACAACACAATTATCCTTTAAACAATTTGCAGAATCCTATAAATCTCCTATACTAAATGAATATGGAATATCTATTGACTTCACCATAAGCAGAAATAGACAGGATCAAGAAATACATGGAATATTAACAATACAACTTGAAAATCCTATCATCAATAAAAAGAATAAAGAAGTAATATCATTCCTTGATTCACACTTTGCTGATATCTCTAATGCTATAAAATTAGTAGTATTACAAGCATTCAAAATATATAACGATTATACAAAAAACTTAGAAAAGGTTTATGGTAAGTATTTTAACTAATCATTCCCTATTAACGCACCTTTTAAATATCTCAAAACATAATTCAGCATAGCCTTCTGTCATATCTATAATATCAATACCATCCAAAAATAAAACAAATGGTGAATGCGTTGCTAATATAACTTGAACATCCTTCGATAGCGTTTTTAATATATTAAAAAGTTCTAACTGTTTTGGTAATGATAATGCTTTCTCTGGCTCGTCAATCAACAACGTGACCTTCTTAGTATTTGCCAATGATCGGATATAATTCTTTTCCCAATTCGTAACATGATCTCCACCACGAACATTAAGAATATCGGGTGGGTTCTTTAATACATTCAATAACTTGTTTATCTTCTTAATTCTATATTCTCCTGCGGATGGATGTTCTTCTAATTCCTTTACCTTATCTGATACATCCGTCAATCCATCAGCCGCAAGAGCTTCCGCATTAAAAAACCAAGAAAACTTATCAACCTTAATCTCACTATCATTATAAAAAGAAGGCGTTCCATCCCAATCCACTAAACAATCACACTCAGCAGGAACAAAGTTCCTATATACAAAAGGAAATTGCGAAGGTGATCCAGCAGGAAGAACTTGTGCATTACTAAGTTGCGTCCATCCCGCATTCTTAATTCCACTATAAGCCTTTAAACATTTCAATATCACCGATTTACCACATCCATTAGGAGAAAACAAAACTGTCATACCTTCACCAAATTCAAACACCCTATCTCCTATTGCGGGTAAATCTTTCACAAAACCATTTATCGCTTTAAACTTTCTAATCATAGTTCCAAATATTATAACAAACATTTTCACTAAATCAACCACTTTTTTCTCTATATTATCATCTATATATCAAATAAAATCACTGAAATATCATAAAAAACCCTTCCATTTTACCCCATTTTCTTCCATTTTGCTCCACTTTTGTTATATTTCTTAACAAATTACATATATAATATATCCTAATAATATACTAAAATTTACCCTACATAAGTAACTCAACGAGAACACTTTATTTTAGGGAATTATATACCTATACTTAATGCTATAATACAGCTATTTTAGGAATTGTGAAGGTTAATATAATCTACTTCGCATATTTTCATAAACACTTTCTAATTTGAATGGAGTGTTCTTACTTACTTTTTGCTTTATAATATCTGGAACAACCTTACCATTCTTTTCCAAAAATTTAGCATAAGCCTTTGCATTATATTCACTAATTGCATTCACTATAACATCAGGAACGTCTTTACCTTTCCTTGATAACAATAATGCATACTTATAAGAATTATTATGATCATTCGCTATTCCATTAACAATAATTTCTGGAACTTCTTTTCCGTTCATAATTCTATTTTCCGCATAATAAAAAGAATAATCACCATCTGTTGCTATACTATGTAATATAATTTCTGGAACTTCCATTCTTTTTCCTAATAACTCTTCCGCATAATCAAAAGCATTATCATGAATTTTCGCAATACCCGTTAATATACGATCTGAAACTTCTTTTCCTATCTTTAATAACAATCGAGCAAATAAATACGATTGATAACTATTAAAACATATCGCCCTTAATATAATATCAGGAACTTCCTTTTCATATTTATAAACTAATAATTCTGCAAACTCTTCGGCTGCACTTGCTCTCTGTGATATTCCTCTCAATACAATATCAGGAACTTCTTTTCCTGCCTTTAATAAATTCGCAGCATATTCTTTCGCAGTATCAAAACTAGAAGCTACTCCTTTCACTATATTATCAGGAACCTCTTTGTTATAATTTAATAATAATTTAGAATACTTGTTTGAATAAAATGCATCCTTTCCTATCTTATTAGAAACTATATTAGCAACCTCCATTCCTTTTCTAAATAATAACTCTGCAAACTCATACGCAAAATGCTCATCCGACATCTGACTAACAACTAATGAACGAACTTTAATCCATCTCTCCATTTCCGCTTTCGATAATGTGAGTAATCCATTCTCATTAATATTATGACCCATACTCAAATACTCGTTTCTTAAATTCTTATCTAACTTCGTAATATCAACATTCTTATAAAATCCACTCTTTATATATTCTTCCTTTTCTGAATATGACAATCCATCAAAATCACCAGCATTAAACATATTCAACTTCTCTTCCTCTTCTTCACTCAATATATCATTCTTTATAACTCCACTTTCCAATACCCCTTTCAATTCAGGAACCGTTGAAATCATCTCTCCTATTGTTGTATCCGTAGTTCCATGTCCTTGTTGCCCATTATCCGCCCATGTCCATTGATACTTTCCATTCTGTGCATCAATAACTATCATATGCGCAGGATCATTAAACCTATCTCCAACCTTCTTATTATCCCTATCCTTAACCGTAACAAAATAAAAAGCGGATGCTGCTCTTAACCTATACCCAATATACATGTTTCCTCCCATTGATCGAGATATACAAAAACTATACCCATTTCCTAATAATATCGCATCCTTCACATTACTTGCCTTATATACAACTACCTTACTATCCTCATATACCTTCAATCCTTCCTTGCTCTCTTTCGATGCATTACTTCCAGTCGATATATTATTCGGAAAATTCGCATCCATCACATGTTCCAATTCTTTCCATGTATATTGAAATGGGTCTTTCTTAACGATCTTGGAATTTCCTTTATACTTCTCAAACCTTTCCAAATAACCACGAATAACATGATCACTTAAATGCTCATCCTCTTTCCTAAATTTATTAATAATCTTCTGAATCGCACTCTCAGAAAATTCCAAGATCAATCCTTCATATAAATTCCCAAGTAATTTGAAATCTTTCATACTACAATATATTAACTATTGTATCGAACGTATGCTGTAGAATTAGAACCAGTAGAATATGATATTGTATTAGTTAAGGTGTTTAAATCACTATCACTAAATCCAGCAGATAATGTAATAGCACCACCACCAGTATTTAACGTTCCTGTTCCAGTCAATACTTTAAATACCCATCCCTTAGAACCAATCGGAATAACACCAACACTACTCGCAGAAACGGATACTACATTGCTCGTCACTGTTTGCCCTTGACCAGAATTCACAGCATACGTAGCCCTTGCATACATAGCCCTATTCTGATCATTCGCTACTGGTATCCATGAATGAGTTTCTGCTATCCCGACATTATAAGTAGGTATTCCATTCCCGCCCGTTAAAATTGGTGTTAAAGTTGCCATATATATTATTTAACAATTTTTATTGACTTTTCAATATAAAAATCATACCATCCCTTCATGCCTCTACAAGAAACTATCACAAAAACTCTGCAAACCTTGGAAAATATCTCTGAAACCGTCAATACTTTCCAAAATTCTGCAAATGTCCACTGTATTAAAAATTGCGGTTCATGCTGCCTCTCAAATAATGTAACAGCCTCCATACTAGAAATGCTCCCAATCGCAAACTCCTTAATCCAATCAAACCAAGAAACCCATTACCTAAAAATACTTCCTTCCCGACATAACTCACCTTGCACCTTCTTCCACACAACTAAATTCTGCACCGTTTATAATCTCCGACCTTCAATCTGCCGACTATTCCCATTCGCTACTACTAGAAATAAATTCAACCAACCTCAACTCCCACTCTGTAAATTAATAAAACTCCGCAATCCTTCCAACCATACCCCACTATTACAATTCTTGCCTCCTTCCTATATCCAAGAATCAAATAAACTCGACTCCATCAATCCAAACCTCTCTTACCAAAAATATAACATCAATACTGCAACCCTCCAATCAATCCAACTCATCCTCACCCATAACTCTTATAAAAATAATACTTGACTTCCTTCCTTTTCTCTGCTAATCTATAAACATTATGAAAGCAATAGAACTCGCAAATAAATTACTACAAGATATACAATCCCGTAAAATAAACGGAAACCTTGAAATTTCACTATTCTAAATATATGGCAACTCTAATACAAGAACCAAACGATATCCCACTTGATAACCTTCTACAAGGACAATTAGCAGTAATCACCGCTTGGGGACATAATGCTGTAATAGGCCAAATCGTACAAAGACATAATGATGATCTTATTGTAATTGGTCAAAATAATGCTTGGCCTGATATTTTTGACGGATCACAAAAAGCACTAAACGAATACCGAAGAGTAAAATGCCTCCCAAACGGCGCAACAATTAAAGTCTAAAATATATGACAATACAAAGAATTCCCAAAATAAATGAACTCTGGCAACTCGATACCCGAATAAAAGGCGACCCATTCCCACCTAAAAATATATCAATACCCCCTGTCAAAATACTCGGCGTTAAAGACGGTTGGGTAAGATACGAAATCGGCTCCATTATGCCTGATAATAGAACCACTATAGAAGACTTCACCAGAATATATTACCCTCTAAATTAATACAACACTATGAATAACCTAAACGATGAAAATAACGACGAATCCCCTGCAATATTCCTACTATACTTCATCCTATCAATTCCAATCAGCGCAATTGTATTTTCATTACTCATTATCCTAGCAGCAAAAATCTCTCTGTATCTTAACTTATAATAATCCCAAAATATGAATAATTACACAATCCTCGGAAACCATAAATTCCAAAAACTTGCACAACTACTTGATAACAATTCCAAACTCTGGAAAAAAATATCAAGAATGATTCAAAAAGCAAACTATAAAGCTTATAATACAAAATGCTCCACCTATAACTACTCCACCTATAATGATCTAATCCGTAACTCTATCCAACAATCACTTCAAGATACTACACTACCTGAACCCATCAAAGAAGAACTCAGAAATATCTACCACCTAAAACACCCTTCTGACGGTTGGTGGAAAGATATGAAACGATACCCACAACAATGGATTTAATCTATATACTCTAACCCTAACTCCATAACCCCTTCATACCTCTTACTCTTCCAAAAATTAGACGCATTCCTAGCGATTTTTACCCGACTCTCCCTAGGTATATCTAAATGATTATCCCTACTGTTCCCTATCCATATGTTGTCCTCTATATTATTTAAACTATCTCCATCCTTATGCCTCACCACTATTCTAGGCATCACAACCGCTAACCCATACTTCTGATACGCAATAAAACGATGTAACGATATATTAACATCCAATAACTTAACCCTCTTCGTTATATATGGCGTTACCCGATTCTTCCTGTTCTCCTTAATCTCTTCCTTCAATTGCTTACCATACGGATTATATAAAACTTCTCCAATCACCCTATACCCCCTCTCATACCCCTCGATTATTACCCTGTCTGCTTTTGATAACTTCTTCCCTATCAAACACTCTATCCTTTCTATCTTCTCTTTTATTTCCATACCCTTATCTTACCACACTTACTCACAATTTCAATAACCTTTTTGTAATCCTCTGCAATCCCCCTTCCCTTAAGAACAATTCATCGCAAATCCATCACAAATATCTACCCATTTTTTTCTCTAACTTAATATCTATATATAAAATACCATCCACAATACGAAATTATACCCAAATTCTACCATTCTGACACGTATATAACAAAATGTCAAGAAAATTCAATTTACTCTGGAAAAAAGTAGAAATGCCCCAGGAGAATTATCAAAAAATACCCCAAAATACCAACCCAATAAAATAACACAAATATCCCTGAAATCCAATTACAAAATACGAAAAATACTTACAAAACACCATGAAATATGAATTACTATGATACCTACCCATTCTCTAAAGTAGGATAATTATATACCATTATCTTTTTTTAGTTATCGAAACCTGAGTATTATATTCTAAAATAGGTATGTTTTCAAAATCTTCCAAAACCGGAGAATAATTTCAATGTGTGTTATCAGTATATTATTTTCAAAACATCCTAAAACATCCTAAAACCGGAAAACAGTTGCCGGTCCTATATATTTTTAAAATTTTTTTGGTATGTTTCCTCGCGTCACGGAAATTTTTATTATCTATATTGAAATTTTAGTATAGATTACAAGTGGGTATTTTCCTATGATTGGTGAGGTTTATGGTGATTTTCTCGTTGGAGTATGTATATAAAGATTACCAGAAGGTGTGATAAACGAGCCAGGAAGGGAATGTAGGTGGGTTTGAGAGGAAATTGGTATCTTGGCAAGGTTTTATAATAATTTCTGTTTACAGGGGAATTATAAAGGATTGCCGAAAATAAGAAAATGGTATTGACAAGTTTGGAAATTGTAGTAAAGTATGGGTATGAGCAACGAATATGAAGAAACAACAGTAGGGTATAGTAATTATGGTGAGGCTATAGAGTATATGGAGAGTGTGGTTAGGGGTATAGAGGAAGGAGTTGGGGTGAAGTTTATTAAGGGGGAGGAATTGGAAGATGTGTATACTCGGATAGATATGGCTAGGAGTTTGAGGGTAGCGATTAATTTTTTGAGGGGAGTATAATATGGGGATAAGTGATATACTGGTAATAGTATTTGTGGTAGTGGTGGTGATGTGGTTAGTGAATAATACATCTTTTTAATTAGGGTTTTTTTCTCTGAGTTATTATCTATATATAAATGATAATATAAAGGGGTATGGGGAACCTTGTATTATGGCATATTTTGGGTATATTTGCAAGGAAATTTTGAAAAGTTGATTTTGTGGATTTACTCTGTAGAAAAGTAGAAATGCTCTAGGGGAAATATGGAAAAAATCCTATATTAAAATCTCATAGAAACCTCGTCTAAATTTTACCGATTTTTTTCTCTGGTTTATCATCTATATATAAAATTATGAGGGAAAGGATATGTGGAACCTTGTATTATGTGGTATAGGATGGTAAGAAGTCGAGGATTTTTTTCTCTGAATTATTATCTATATATTGAAAATAAAAAGTATTGACAAAGGAAATAAAATATGATAAAGTTAGTAAAGGGGTAAATTTTTAGTATGGTTACAGGTTCGGTGTATAATAATCAGCTAAATTGGTCTATTGATATTCCGTTATCAGACCTCTTCTTGATGTTTTAGAGAATATCAGAAAGTTTATAAAGGTGCAAGGAAAAAGATTGGAAATTTTTAGTATGTGATTTTGATATAGTCACCGATTCATTTTACCATAAAAAATTGTATTTGTCAAGTAATTAATTTTGGTGATATTGGGATGGGAGCACCAGTTTAATTATAGTATAGATTTGGGAAGATTGCAAGGATTATTTTGTAGAAAAAGTTGTTGCAAAGATTCCAAGTATGGTATATGGTGAGTTGATATGAAAAGAGAGAAAAATGTAATAGATGGTGGGTTATGGGCAAGTAATGTATTGAATACTAAGAATCATTTGAGTAATTATTTGAGGAGTAATGGGTGGATATGTTTGAGGGTATCTGCTATGGGGGATGCTACGAAGTATTTGAAGCGTGAAGGGTGGATTAAGGTAGATCATGCGGGTATAAACAACCGGAATGGATTTGATTGGATGAAGTCAGGATTTACGTTAGATGAAGCTCGGGTATTTAATTGGAGCAAGTATTCTAAGTTAGGGTTAGTGGGGATTGCTTTTTGGATGAGTCGGAGTCAGGTTAGTGGAAATCATACTTTTAGTTCTTTACAGTGGGTGAGTCGAGCAATTATTGACAAGGAATTTAACGAGAAATATCCAACGGGTAGAAGGTAACATGAGAGCACCAGTTTAATTATAGCATGAATTTGGGAAGATTGCAAGGATTATTTTATATAAAAAAGTTCTTGCAAATATTCCAAGGGTGTTATAGAGTGTGTGGTATGAAAATTATAAAGAAAGGCAGATTACCGAAGGATGTGAAGTATAGGGGGAGTTGTCAGGATTGTTGTTGTGAGGTTGAGTGTGATGGGCTTGAAGTGGCAATAATGGTTGATCGTGATTCTCCTAATGGTGCGAGGTATGTAAAATGTCCTGAATGTGGGAGGGAACATTTATGGGTAAGATAGTATGATGCGTGGGAGGATAGTTCGCCGTTACAATACTGAAAAAATATTTGTTGACATTTTTAGAATTTTGGTATAGGTTTGAAGAATATGAAAAAAGAATATCCATTGAATGTTGTATTGACGGTTACTACGGGACGATTGTTGACTGAGGGAAAGAAGCCGAATGATAACGGAATTGGTGATTTGTATGAAATTATGAATCACATGTTGGATGATAATTTGACTACATTAGCATTGCCTTATGGTGGTGAGAAGTGTCGGCCAGTTTTATTGGGGTTGTTTCCTGAATTGAAGGTATATAATTCTGAGAAGGTTTTGGTGATGTTGGATAAGGCCGTTGAGAAGGGTGGTATGGACGGTATTAAAATTTGGATTAAGAGTGTTCAGAAGAGTTTCCCTGCGATTAAGGATTCGTATGAGATTGAGGGTGGTTGTGCAAAAAACTGAAAATAATTGTTGACATTTTAGGAATTTTGATATAGATTTTAAAGTATGAAAACTAAAAAAGTATTGGTATTAAGAACATGTAATTCGGAGTTGAAATCATATGGAGGATTTCAATGGAAAGAAAAAGGAATAGTAGAAGCACCAGATTTTAAAGATACTAAAGAATGTGGAAATGGACTTCATGGATTTCTATGGGGAGAAGGTAATGTATATTTAGCTTCTTGGAATGATACTGATAAATGGCTTGTATGTGAAGTCAATAAGAATGATATTATTGATCTAGGAAATAAAGTTAAATTTCCGAAATGTAAAGTTGTATTCTGTGGTAATCGAAAGGAAGCAACGGATTATATTATATCGAATGGAGCACAAGGAAAGGCTGTAATTGGAGCTTATGTAATTACAGGATATAATGGAACTTCTACATCAGGAGATAATGGAACTTCTACATCAGGAGATAATGGAACTTCTACATCAGGAGATTATGGAACTTCTACATCAGGAGATAATGGAACTTCTACATCAGGAGATTATGGAACTTCTACATCAGGATATAAAGGAACTTCTACATCAGGATATAATGGAACTTTGGTTATTAAGTATTTGGATGGAATTCGATATAAGGTAGCAGTAGGGTATGTAGGGGAGAATGGTATTAAGGCGAATGTTCCTTATAAGTTGAATGAAAAGCATGAATTTGTGGAAGTGAAATAATTCTTGACATTTTAGAAATTTTGGTATAGATTGTAACCATGAAAACGCACTTAGTATTAAAGAGCAGCAATTCGAAGGTTGGGAAGATACCGATTACGATTTCTTCTAAAGAAACGTGTCCTATTAGTTGTCCTATGAATAAACGTAAGGGTGGTGGAGGGTGTTATGCTGAGAATGGTCCGCAGAACATTTTTTGGACTAAGGTAACTAAAGGGGAGATGGGGAAAGAGTTTAAGGATTTTGTGATTGACATTAAGAATTTGCCGGATGGTCAATTATTTCGGCATAATGTTTCAGGTGATTTGTATGGTGATGGAGTGAACATTAACATTTCTAAGCTCTTGCAATTAGTGGTAGCAAGCAAGGGTAAGAAAGGTTATACTTATACTCATTATACGAACAGTGAGCGTAATATTAAAGCTGTGGCATTTGCTAACAAGAATGGTTTTACTATTAATTTATCTGCGAACAGTATATCTCATGCAAACGAATTAGTAGGGAAGGGAAGTCCTGTTGTTTGTGTAGTGCCTTTGGAATATCAGCGTAGGTATTTGAAGGGTGGTGAATGGTTAGAAACGGAGAACGAGTATAAGATTCGTATGTCATTGAAGCCTATGAAGGTTGCAAAGGGTAATGTAATACAAATATGTCCTGCAACCTATAAGGATAATGTTTCTTGTGATACATGTCGTTTGTGTCAGAAGTCGAATCGTTCAAGTATTATAGCATTTCCTTCACATGGTACGAATAAGAAATTGGCGGATAAGATTGCGAACAGTTAAACATTATGAAAACTATTAAAGAAGATCAATTATTTTATTATGATGAGGAAGCAAATTCTGACAAGGTTTACCAAGTATTCCTTTATGAGGTAGAATTGGGATATATTGTCAATTTTGCTTATGGCCGGAATGGATATGAACTAAAACAAGGAACTAAAACTTCTGATCCTGTTACATTGGAGGAAGCAGAGTCGATTTATAGTAAGTTGATTGCTTCTAAGGTAAAGAAAGGGTATCAATTAGAATAACTAGTATGTATAAGAAACTTTATTATTGTTTTGATGAGAATGATAAGTCAATTTATGGTAATCCTAGATTGATTGAAGCTCAGGATGTGGATGCGATTGGATTCACATTACAATCTTCGGATTTTAGGGGGTATCCAGAGGTTCAGATTCGAAGGGTATTGTCAGATGATATTAGTAATGATCGTTGGAATGATGATGGTCGGCCTCCTACGGTATTAGGGTCAATTATTAATCCTCATATTGAATTTCATGAAAGAGGAATTACATTGATTGGTATTGAATCTCCTAATTTGATTGTTGCAGGATTGATTTTAGAACCTTATAATACTCTTTCTAATGGTATTCGGAATATTAGGAATTCTCGAAAACCAGACTTTTATAACTTTTCAAATTTACATTCCCAAAGAATTGTATTGACATTCTAGAAATTTTGGTATAGATTTTAAACCTATGAAAATGAAATATAAGCATTATCAATTTGAGTATTCTTTGGATTATTCTGGTGGGGATTATGATGGAGTTGGGGACTTTGCGTATGTTCCTGTTGAATTGGCGGATAAGATTGGTGAGGAGGAAGCGTTTGAGAAAGTAACTGGTATTAATCCTATTCACATTATCTTTTATACAACGGATGAAGTATATGATGCGGATGGGGATTTGATGGAGGAATAATATGGATAACATTCAAGATAAACAACCTAAGAATACCGTAATTGAACTTGATGGAACCACGTATTATTACACTGGTGAAACGGCAAGAGTTGGATAAAATATAGAATTTTATCCTTTGAAGTGGAATGAGGGACTCTACGCTCCTCATTAGAACATGTAATTAAACATTAATTCTATATAAATCATATTTTATTACAATTTATAGCCTATAAATCATTTTAAATTTATATGATAAACAGTGAACCTCACCTACTTTTATCTTTAAAACTCTTTATACCCTCAACCTACTTGTCTGATTAAGTTAAAAATATTTATCTCCAAGATAATAAAAATCAATCGTTTTCTTCTTTATTCTACATCTTTTATTAAATTACAGAAGACTGAATGATACTGATGAATTAGTATTTAAGTTTGAACCTAATACGATTCCTATTTGGGTTGATGAAAAGGGGAAAGTGAGGAGTCAATATTAAAATTATGAATAAACAAAATGAAACTAATAACACTTATGCGGATATAGTAAATGAATTGCAACGAAGTTACGATTTCTTTATTGATTACTATGGATTGGACAAGGATAAGTTTGTAAATGTAATGATATGTGTAATGAACTCTGGAAGGCGCGAAGCATTAGGTTGGCATCGTAAAGATTCTTGGGTGGATTCAGAAGGTAAGACACATACGGAATTGAATATCTGTGCGGATTACCTGGATAGAGATGTTGAAGAAATTTTAGAGACATTACTACATGAAACTGCCCATCTGAAAAACTCTATTGCAGGTATTTCCGATTGCACTTCTACACAATATCACAATAAGAAATTTAAAAATAGTGCGGAGTCTTTAGGTTTGGTAGTAGAGAAGATGGGTAATAAAGGATATGCACTGACAAAATTGGGGGATGAAGCTAAAAAGGCAATCACTGCTTTGAAGCCTAACAGGGAAGTATATCGGTTTAATCGACTAAGCAGCAAAGGTAGTGGTAAGACTGCTAGTAAGTATCTCGCAATTTTTATCTCGAATACCTATGAGGAGAAAATTGATGCTGCTTGCGAACAGTCTGGTAAAAATCGGAAATCTCTCGTGGAAGGATTAATTGATGATTATTTGAACTAGAAAGAATTTGACAAAACACAAAAAATAATATATAAAAACAACATGCGAAACATAATTATAGATCAACTATTGGATTTGGTATCAGAAACAATTGAACCATCACTTCGGGAAATACCTTTCAAAAGCGTTCAAGAAGTTAAATATGCGTTGAATTACTTGGCAGAAGAGATTGAAAATGTTGATCCTGATTTGCTATTCATGGAACTTACTGATGGGGTTTATGAGGAAGAATAATACAGAGTTTTTTCTCCAACCATTTTTTTCTCTGACATAACTTAGAAAAATACACAACGAAACATCATTGCATCTTGTTTTATTACAGGATGCAATTTTTTTCTTTGAATTTCTTTAGAGTATTTCTCGGACTAAAAAACCTACCAGAAATCCTCTAGAAACTCAATAGAAAAATAAAAAACAATTCTCTTGACAAAAGCGTATAAAATATGGTAAAGTAAGTAAAAGGGATTTTTTTAGAAGAGATATGTACAAGTTCGCTGTATGATAATCGGCTGGCTTTCGCTTCGATGATTAAAGAATACCAAATCTCATCGAAAATTGCAAGGATTATTTTTTTTAAAAAATGTCTTGCAAAATTTGATATTAAAGTATAGTTTTTTGAAATTCTAAGGCATCCTCAAAGGTATCAAACAATTTAGATATTCTTTTGGGTTTGTTTCTTACTCTGTATCTAGTCTTACCATTAGTAGAAACATAAGAGCTAATATACTTAGGATATTGAAATTTCTCCTCCATAGTTTTAGGAGGAGTATACGCAGGAGAAAGATAATCGATATTAGGAAAGTTTAATTCTCCTCCTATGTTATTTGTGAGTCTAATATAATCTGCCATTTCCGCCGCTTCTTCTTCTAATGCAAATGTTCCTTTCTTATATTTCTTTTGTTTGTATATTATTGCTGCTGTCCATCTATCAACAAATTTTTCGTAAAGTGCTCCTTTGTATTTAGATTTACGTTTTGGTATGAGTAACGGCCTTTGTGTATCTTTAATAGTTCCTGATTTATATTGTTCTAAGTTCTCTGGAAAATTCATTAATTGTATTGCAATTGATTCATTAAACAATTCTAATAATTTTATATCTCTACCGATAGCAGCATATTTATCAGTTTCGTATCTCTTTTGACATATCTTTTTACCATTAAAAGTAATAGAATATGACCACAATCGTTTTTCCATTAAATAATGAACACCAATATATACAGTTTTCATAATAGAACTTCCTTTTTTTAAACATCCATTAATTTTATTGCGTTTAATAGATTCTACCAATTTCACTTTAGTATCTTCTGATATAATCATATTATCTTCTGCATCTCCATATTGAATATTATATCCTATATTTTTATCAGTAGAGTTGTAATGTTTTATCCAATAGTATTCTTTACGTTTTAATTCTGATAATGTTGTTGCGGTATCAATTTGTATTATTTCGAAATTATCCACTCCATACTTTCGTATTGATCTACTAATACAAGTATCTGTTTTTCTGGTTAATGCTGTAGTTTTATGCCCATTCCACCGAGAATTTAGTTTGTTTTTAGTTTTCCCGATATAGATTTTTCCATTGACTTTATTTGTGATTTTATATATGATCATGATATTACTTATCTAGGATTTTTAGGAATTGGAAATAAAAATTCAAAATTATCAAAAATAATTCTTGCAATTTTTCAAACTCCATGATACCTTGTTTGCACCATGAAACTACAAACACCTACAAACACAGTTGAAATGCTTGGCACAACCGAGCAATCTTCGTTCAAAATCAAAGCATCTAGAAAGGCTTTCAAGATTCTTTCTGATTTGTATTCAGATAAACCATTGGCAATCGTTCGTGAAATTGGCACTAATGCTGCGGATTCTCACGTTATGGCAGGAAAAGCCGATGTCCCTTTCCATATTCACCTTCCGAATTCTCTTGAACCGTGGATTGAAATACGTGATTTTGGAACAGGAATTGCGCATGATGATATTTACAACATCTATACTGTATATTTTTCATCTACTAAAGATAAAAGAAACGATCAGGTAGGGTGCCTCGGCCTGGGCAATAAATCGGGGTTCTGTTATACTGATAGCTTCACTATAACGTCTATTTTCAATGGAGAAAAACGTATTTACAATATGTTCTTTAGTGAAAATGATGAACCTTCTGTTGCTCTAATGTCAGAAGAAATTACTGATGAGAGTAATGGATTAACATTTCAAATGGCAGTTAAATACCAAGATTTTTATACGTTTGCTGATGCGGTTAAACGTGCTTTCCGATTCTTTAAAGTTAAGCCTACTATCTCTGGTGGTAATATTGTATGGAATGAAGATAAAATCTCATTCTCTGGCGAAGGATGGGAGTCTTATGAAAACATGGAGCAAGGTAAAGCGTATGCAATCCAAGGTGGTGTTGCATATCCTATTGATATTTACAAGCTGGATAGCAAATACTATGATATGGTAAATCATGGGGGCTTTGCCACTTATTTTGAAATGGGCACAATTGATTTCACTCCTTCTCGTGAAGCGTTGTCTTATGATGATGCGACTATTAAGGCATTGAATGATAAGTTTGAATTTATCTCTATGGATTTCACTAAGCAATTGTCTAAGACTATTGAGGATAAGGAGAATTTGTATGAGGCGTTGAAAGCGGTTTATACTATTCAAACTAAATTTAGTTTCCTTGTGCGAACGATTAAGCAGAATGATTATATTTGGAATGGTATTGATGTATCTTTCCCGGTTAAGTTTCTGCGTAATGCTTCTATGAATGGTAATGTTAATCATTATTATCGTAATTGGGGACGTAAGATTCGTGTTGATAGTGATATTAGCTTTAAGTCTACGTGGTATTTTGATGATTTGAAGCGGGGTGGTATCAATCGTATTAAGCGTTGGGTGAAAGATACTGATAAGGATGCGGTATATTTTGATTCTACTGCTTATGCTGCTTTGCTTGCGATTGGTATTCCTGCTGAATGTTTCCTTGCTACTTCTACGTTGCCTTCCTTGGCTCGTAATAGTAGTGGTGGTTCTACTGCTACTCCAAAAGCATCTACGGAGATTACCTTGTATCTTATGGGTGGACGTAGTTGGAAGAATAATTGGATTCCTGAGACTTACGATACTACTGTTTCTGGATTGCCTAAGTTTTATATGGTTCGGGGTGAAGGATATTCTTGGGATTTCAAGATTTCTCATGATATGCTTAATCGTTCTATTACTGATAAAAGCGGATTGAAGGATTTTATTTCTGCTTTGGGCTTCAATGATAACGATATTTGTCTTTGCAGTAAGCGGAATGAAGCGAAGATGATTGCGGCTGGTAGTATCAATTTCCAAAAGTATGTGGATGATAACATTGCAAACTTTGGTGTAGTGGATGTGGAAGCGGTATTGACTGCTCGTAAGTATAATGGTGAAACTTATTATTTTAATCGGATTAGTAATAGTATCTTCTGGAATGAACTATCTGACACTAACCCTGTTAAGGAATTCATCATTAAGGTTAATGAAATTAATGATAGTGTTGCGAAGCGTCATGCTATTATTGATTACATTAAGTTTGATGAATCGAAGTTTACGCCTATGGTATTTTCTACGGATTGTCCTATTACTAAGATTATTTTTGATAAGATTTGTAGTTGGGATGCTACGGATGTTTTGAAACTTCTGATTGCATTGGAAAAGAAAAATGCGGAAATGGGAAAATAATCGTTGACAAAAACAAAAAAATAAAGTAGGATATAAACACTATGAAAAACAAACAAGTAGCGGTTACAATTACTGGAAGCCAAAAAATCTGTGCGGTGATTGATGGCAAGAGTTATACGGTGGACAAGACGCATAAGAATTACGATAAGATTCTTGATACTGTCAAAGTTAAGGATTGGGATGAGTTTGTCAAGTTGGTTGATTTGACTACTCCGATTCGTAATTATGTTCAAAGTTATTCTGGCAAGGTGGAGATTAACGATGGGGTGATTATGTATGCTGGTGAGGTAATTCATAATACGTTGACTACTCGTATTTTGGAATTTATGCAAACTGATCTTCCATTTGAACCGTTGGTAAAGTTCTTGGAAAATCTTATGCAAAATCCTTCCAAGGTTGCCGTAGATGAACTGTATGACTTCCTAGAGGTCGGAGCGTTGCCTATTACGGAAGATGGGTATGTGCTTTGCTTTAAAAACCTTCAATCGAAATTCTATTCGATTCATGGAAATCCTGCAATCAAGCCTATTCATGGTAAGGTTGATGAAGGTGGACATATTTACAATGGAGTTGGGGAATACATTGAGATTCGGCGTAATCAAGTAAATGAAGATCGCAACCAAACTTGTAGTGATGGTTTGCACGTTGCATCTATTGGTTACTTGCCTAATTTTGTTGATTCTGTTAATGGCAAGACTGTTATTTGCAAGGTTCATCCAAAGGATTTTGTGAGTATTCCTAGTGACTATGCCAATCAAAAGGCTAGGGTTTGTGCATATACGGTGTTGTCGGAGTATCTTACTGATTGGCGTAAAGAAATTGAAGCTGGTCGTAATGGGTTTGATGCTCCAATTTACTCTACGGATGGAAGTAAGTTTTCGTTCAAACCGTCAGGACATAAATATTGGAATGTCCGGGATGCTTCTGGTAAGTTTGTGAAGCAAGATTCTGGATGTTCTTGCGGATGTTTCGATTGTGATATTGAAGACGAATCTGATGAATATAACGATTGGGATTAATTAATGGTTCATGGTCATAGTAGGGAATGTAAGAGCAATCTTCATTCCCTACTATTGTTTATTACTTTTAGCTAAGTTATGTTCCGCCCAAAGAGGTTGCATATTTGAGTAATGAAAGCAAAGTTTTTGTCGTTCTATATCAGTTAAATCAAAAGAAGTTCTTTTTAGAACCGAAGCCCATCCGATCTTTAGTCGGTGGGTAGTTCACATAAATTACAAATTTTATGTTCCATATGATTATTTAACCAATTCTGTGAAATTTTTATAATCAGCAGGAACATAAAATTTTCCATTGACAATACTATAAATTTTTGTTACTCTTTCTACATCATGAAAATCGAAGAAATTGATTTGGAAGAATGTTTGGAAGATGCGAAGTTTGAAAAAGACCTGCCATTTGAAAAGGCTTACTGTATCTTGTCATATCTTCTCAAATTAGAGAATGATTACCAAAATTTAGTAACCAAAGTGGATTCCCTGGAAGGCATCATCGAAGGTTATAAAGGAGATTACTAAAAAATAATCCTTTACTAAAATTAAATTTCTGATAATTCTATGCCTATGCCCATGATTTCGACATATTTAGAACCAGTTATTACAAAGCCGCAAGTTTTGATTCCTGCTTTTATTGAATATATTGAGAAGCAGAATTTAGAATTTGATGCGATTCTTTGCAGAGGAACGAGTGGGATTATTCCTGCTTCTATTATCGGGTATCTTTTGGATGTTCCTGTTGTTGTCGTTAGGAAGCATGAGGAAACAAGTCATTCATATACTAATTTTGAAGGTCAATGTTATGATCGTTATATTATTATTGACGATATGATTGATAGTGGAGCTACGATTGATGCTATTATAAAGGAAGCGAAAGATGCTGCGAAAATACCTAATAATTGGATAGGAAGAAAATGTAGAGAATCTAAGATTGTTGGTATTTTCCTTTACAATTATGCGTTCTCCCCAAAAACTCGTAAGAAGATTAAAATTTACCCTTTTAGGGAATATATCTTCAAACATGATGAAGAAACCTTTAATGAAATTTATCGTTGACAAGTTTCGATATAGATGCTAGTATTCTTCCATCATGAAAGAGAAATTCACACTTCCAGCATTGAACAGTGACTTGGAAGATTATCGCAAAATTCGGAAAGGTGCTATCAAACAGGGTGGAGCTATGAAACCAGCGAAAGGAAAAGGGACATATAACCGAAAACCAAAGCACAAAAAATGTGAAGATTTGGATTGACATTTCTTAAATTTTGGTATAGATTCGAAACCTATGAAAACTGAAAAAGTATTGGTATTGAGAACATGTAATTCGGAATTGAAGTCGTATGGAGGATTTCAATGGAAAGAAAAAGGAATAGTAGAAGCACCA